GCCTATCTCCCATATATCCGAATTGGTCGCCGTCGATATTGTCCCCCGCCTCGTTCAGAATAGCCGCCGCCTTTCGGCGCATGTACGCCCTTTCCGCCGAGCTAAAGGAAAAATCCACCTCTCCTTGGGTAATATTCGGAGCCTCGCTCAACCAGATGTATAGATCGGCTTTCGCCTTTTTATAATTCGCCCCGGCGGCAAGTGCAAGGGTGAAGTCCGCCCCCGCGTCCACCCCGCGAGCCATGCAGATGGTCTGCACGGTCGCAGGAGGGATCGGATATGAGGAAATTGCCACTAAGGCGTCTTGTATAGTCATAGCAAAGTAGTGTTACGTGTTTACCAGGCGTTGCCGTCGGTCTTCAGGTAAATATTATGATAGGCGGTATCCATTACCGGTATGGCATCGGCCTCGCCGATGGTCACCTCCTTGTAAGGATCGGCCTCTGAATATTTAATGATGGATGCCAGCGAACGCTCTGCGATGATTGCCTGAGGGATGTTCTTATTTAGTTTCGAGTACTGAGTCGATCCCAAAAGCAAAGTTGGCGAGAACACCACGCGTTCATCCGCGAAAGGATTAACTGTCGTCTGATCGTCACCCACCTCGCGAGTGATCTCCGAGTCGATAACCACGATCTGCATGCCGTTAACGTACGGCTGCTTTGCGAGCCAAGCATTAACCGCTGCGAGGTCGGGAACCTGTGAGATGTTGAGGGCGTTTGCGGCGAACGACGCGCTGCCTTTGATCACCTGCTCCATAGATTGCACTTTATAAAACTCAAAGAGGTTCATAAAGGCGTACTTGGGTGTAAACCCGCGAGCCTTACCTGCCTGTACGGCAGCGGCGCAAGCGCCTATGAAGTCGGCTGTAGCCTTTTCGGTAAACGGCACATCCACTGTCTGCTTTTGTTCATCGTCAACCTGATAATCGAGGTCAAATTCTGTCGCTATACCGTCGTTGTTTGCTCCGGTAAATCCGAGCTTACACGCGTTGCTCAAAATTGCCCATGCGAGGTATTCCATCTCGGCATGAATTCCGTTAAAGCAAAACTCTGTATCATCGGCCCAATACTTAATGAGTTCTTGGGCATTCACGTTGCCTGCCAACGCCCTTGCGATCTCATATGCCTTGATGTCGTCGCGCTCCATCTCTCTCGAGATTTTGATGTACGGCAGATCGCCGGTAGCGCTCTCGAAGAGTGGACGCCTTTTGCGTCTGGCGGACGAGTTGTCAGCCACGATGTCGGCGGCCACATTCTTGCGACGGCTCTGACTCTTCAAAGTCTTCCAGTCAAACGTGATATTTGACGTCAAAGGGAAGAACTTGGCATAGTCGAAGGTCGCCGGCAAGTTGTCAACAAATATCTGTAAAAGCTGAGGGTTCTCCCTCAAACTCAAAATAAGAGTGTCAGTCATTTATTTTCGTCTCCACTTACAAAAAAATTAAAACTTAAGTTTTTTAGCCCTCAGGATCGGGATCAGGATCGGGATCAGGATCGGGATCAGGATCGGGATCAGGATCGGGATCAGGATCGGGATCAGGATCGGGATCAGGATCGGGATCAGGCTCCGGCTCCACCTCCACCTCCGTATAGAAAGTGTCGATAACCACATCGGTGTTATTGCTTAACGCAAAAATGCCATTAAACAATGCCGGCCATAGCCGTGTGAAAGGTATCCACACCGGCGCGTTAGCCGTTGCTATAACCCACACGTCGGTTATAATGTTATCGCTCGCGCTCACTGCCTGCTCCGTGCCATTGATGTAAAGGCGGAGCCCCGGCTTCCATGTCCACTTGTTAGTGGTCTCGTCATAAGTGAACGGCGCATTTTCGTCCTCTTCAAAAAAGCTCGAGAGGTCGGCCAGATACACCTCGTCTTCTACCAGCGCCCTTGAGCTGCCTGCCGTGAGGGTAGCGTCGATGCTGCCGTCATCATTGATAGTCTGCTTGCTGACAGTTCCGAAAGGGAACACAGCGCCCTGGAACGAACAGCTGCCGTGTGCAAATTTCACCTTTGTGGCCGTCGCCTCAGCGTCCGCCGCTATCTTTACGCAGGGCAGTACACGGAAGATGTTACTTCCTTTTTGCCCTTGCGCCGTCTCGATGTCCGAAAGCTCGAACAATAATGCGCCCTCGGGCAGTATCCATCCTCCGGACGTTGCCCCTCGCGCTATCACCAGCGCGCCGTTGCGTACATCAGCTATACGATGCTCGATGCACTTGTAACTTTTAGCGTCGCGCCTCTTTTTTACGGTCATTGCCATAATCTTAAAATTTCCTAATAAAAAAACTCGTTAATAAGGTTTGCTATCTTTGCCTTTCTCCTTTGAAGCGTAGCCCTCGACGGCTTTCTTCAAAGTCTTCCAGTCAAACGTGATATTTGACGTCAAAGGGAAGTAGTTGGCGTATTTGAAAGTTGCCGGAAGGTTGTCAATGAATATCTGTAAGAGTTGAGGGTTATTCCTCAATCCCAATATAAGAGTGTCAGTCATTTATATTTCTACTCCATGCCTAAAAAATGATGGGTTAAATATTTATGATACCTTTTAGGTCATCATAAAATTGTGGAGGCAGATTTGGAATTCGTGTAACCCCTTGCACCCACGCGTCTGTAATAACGTTGTCATCAGGCTTGACGGCTACGCCCGTACCAGTTAGCGCAAAGGCTTTATTTTTATCAGGATTCTGAGTAAACACTGACCAATATTCGTTACCTGACAATCCCGGAATCTCTTTGTTAAGTGTTAGGATGTTGCCTTCTTTTTCTGAGACTGTTGCCGAGTCTATAAAATCAACTGTTTTAAAGTATAGTAGGTTGCCACTAAGTACCATCTCCTCAGAAATGAGGATTACATCACCCACCTGAACGTTGTAGATATCGTCATAAATCCACAACTTATTAAGTTCATCGCCGCTATATCCTCCAACACGCCCATGTTTGATCACATAACAGATGCCATCGATAGGCCTCGTTATAGGTGTACCCTCTGGAAGGAAATCTACGCCTTCTAACCCCTGTGCGCTAATACACACGCCTCCGGGAATGTCGGCTATTTTTTTCAAAAAGACGGAAGGCCTTTTTGTGTCCTTGCGCCTTTTAACTGTCATTGCCATAATTTTTTAATATCCTTAAAATAAATTTTTAATAAGGTTTGCTATCTTTGCCTTTCTCCTTTGAAGCGTAGCCCTCGACGGCTTTCTTCAAAGTCTCCGGCACTTGGCCCGACCCGCCTCCGCCCCCTGCCGGTGGACTGAACAGCCCGCCCTGACCTTTGTTGCTTTTGATAAGCTCGTCAGCATCAGCCTTGATACCCACGAGCCAGCCGTCAAAGTCGGCATCGTCCTTGAATTGATAGCGTCCGAAGTCGTCCGTGATGCGTTTCGCGTATTTCTCCGGTGCGCCCTTAAGGGTGCTTTGCAACTTCATTGTGCGTTCATTGACTACGCGCCCCTGCTCTATATTATCGAGACGTTTGTTAATTGCCTCCAATGCTTTCAGTGTCGCGTTGTAATGCCCGTCTGTGTCTGCTGTATCGGGTTTATCTTGACCCCCCTTGTCAGGGTTGTCATCACCGGATGGATTAACCGCCTTGCCGTCTTTGAGATTATGCCTTTTCTCATAATTGGCTACAGCTGTTTGAGAAGCCTCGGTGACGCGGCTCTCGGTATATTGGTCGAGTACGTCTTGCATGGTGAGCGCCTCAACGGCAGCCTTGGCAGCGTCCTCTGTGGTTGCAGTCTTCGCGAGCTTTGCTGCTATCCTGCTTAAAATGTCGGCCCTCAACCCCTGAAACTTAGTTGTCAAAAGCTCTAAAATTGTTTTTTCCATGGTGTTCCTACAATATTTGCCCAAATATAATAAATAATTTTAATATGGCTTATCACATAAGCCTTTTTTTACAAATTTTTCAAAATATCGTGTTCCTACAATATTTGCCCAAATATAATAAATAATTTTAATATGGCTTATCACATAAGCCTTTTTTTACAAATTTTTCAAAATATCGTTTACGATCTTGCGGTTGTCACTCAAAAAGTAGGGTAACTTTTTGGCCGTCACGATACGCTGCTTGTTAGCCCTCACCCACTCGGTAAAAATTGGAGGCATCTCTTTGACCCGATTGCGGCTATAGCTCGATGCCCTTTTGCCTGCCATAATCAAAGCGTCATCTCTGTCCATCTCTGCCTCTGTCTTGAGAATTGCCGTCATCTGACAAAGGCAGTTAGGGTGCCAGCCGGTGAACTTGAAATTTTTAGGATAGTCGCCCTGTAGCTCATCGCAAATGTCGTATGCCGGATGCGCTCCGCTCAAGGAGATGCGCACCCCTACGACAAAGTCCATCTTATCCCACCTCAGCTGATCAGCCGTGTGATATGCGGCGTTGATCTCGGTGCGCGCCACCCTCATGGCGTTCTTGTAACTCGACCGATAAACTCCCGCCCCCGGGTGATACTCCTTTGCCGCTTTGGATAGTTGCAGCTTACCCTCGGCATCGCGTACACGGCGGTAAAGCCTGTTAGGCTCCCTCAAATATTTCCGGATATCTCGCGATAGCTCCGCTGCCGACTTCGCCTCTGACAGCCCCAGCCCTATGGCCCCCTCGATCTGCTTTAACACTTCGCCTTGACGCCACACCCCTGCCGACAATGCCTCGATCTTCAGCACGCGCGTCTTCTTAAACGCCTCGAGTGCTTTGTCGTTATTAGAGAGATAGGCGCGCTGCTTT